TACAATTTGTTTGCCTTATAAGCATTAGGCGTAAGAATCAAAGATGCTTGGTCAAGTAAACTCATATGTTTTCAGTTTTTTTCAAGTATTCAAGCATCTTCTGTATATTAATGTCTTTCACTTTGTAAGTTGCAGACACCTTTGATTTTTTAGGCTCCTTATCTTTGATTTGCTTGTTTATTTTCATTGTTTGGTATATTCTTATTTTTTATTTAAAATAATGGCTTAAATCGCCTTATTTAAAGTACCCATCCAACTGGATTTGGTTTAGTATCTGGAAACATATTATCGTTTGCATTTTGAAAATACTCTGGGAATTTACTTGATGCATATATTCCCATATAGTCAACAAACCTTTTGGCATAAAAGTCAGCAAAAGTGCGATGTTTCTGTACCAGTATGTCAAGTTCCTCTTTTGTAGTGCTTTCACTATTTTCTGACCGATGTTTAAATACACCACCATTTCTAATTTGATAGTTTGCGAATGGTAAATAGTCAACCATAGCAAAATGAATTAGCATAGGCTGAACATAATCTGTAACCAAATCCAAATAATCACCGGTTAATGTTGTTGTGTTTATTTTGGTTGTGATTGCATTGTATAACTGTGTGCCAAGATAATTTTGCACGTGCATCTGTTGTGCTATCTTGATAAAATTAATAAACAAATCTGTGTCCACATTCCCATTGAGGATTGAATTCGATTTTAAGTCTTTAGGTGTTATGAATAATGTTGTTGCCATATCTTATTTTCTATAATTTGGATGGTGACCACTATCTGGCATATCTGCTGGTGCAATTTGTGCATTATCCCATCCTTTTGGATTTGGATTATACCCAGCAATTGAACTTACTTCCTCACTTGATGCCAAAGATTTGTCTGCATAAGGTGTGCCATCTGTTTTTGTTTTCAATCTATACAAGTTTTCGCTGAAATAATGACCACAATTGACACCTCCCTTATATTCGAAAAGCGAATAATTTTGACCCTTGTGACCAAATGATTTATTTACACCAGAAAAACTTGCTTGATCAATATCCTCTTTGCGATATACAACACCTTTTGATGTTCTATTCATCATATTAACGCAGAATTGTCTTGATTGTCCTTGTCCGCTTTTACCGTTTGCATACTTTTCAGAGTATTCGTATCGCACTTTGTAGGTATCTTTGTCCAAAGAACTTTCTGCACTTGGATTTGATGTGATAAACTCTTTCAGATTGAATCCTTTTTTTGGCTTGATGTGAATCTTTGCCCACTCCTCAATCGATGAATTATCGGCATTGTATTCTCTTTTATCCACAAGTTCCCATTCATCACTCACAACCTCTCCATTGAATGAATCAATGTCAAAATGCTCGTGTTCCTCACTCAATGTCTGTGTGATTGTATCAACTGGCTCAATTTGTGGGACAGTTGCTTTCAATCCAATCAAAGCCCTAATTTCATCGGTTGTTAGTGATTCAATTGCTTTAGTAGCCAAATCAGTTGGTAGTTTATTTATGTTGTCAATTATTGGATTTACATTTTTTATTGCAGTTAAATCGTTTTCAGAATCTAAAGGTTGAAGAGTCTTAAAGTATAAATTTAAACTGATATTATTTACTGCTAAAATTTCATTAAAATATTTTATAAGTAAGTTTTGGAATGGTCTAATAACAGTATTGTCCATTAATATTGATGCAGTTTTAAGTTCGTCTGCATTGTTACCGAATCCAGAATTGTCTTTAATTCCCAAAAGTATTGGTGAAATGATACGATGACCAACCATTATTTTTCGCATTGTTTCATCTGCTAAAAATTGGTATTGATTGTGTGCATCACTCAACTGAACTGGGTCTATTGTAGCACCATAATTGTTTGAGTCATTAAACGATAGGATGAACCGACCAGCGTTCGATGTCCCGCTAAATTTGTTTTGTATATTTCGTTCAATATCTCTCTGCTCGGATTCGGTCGGTGTCCCATTGTTGAAGTTGATAAGCATACTCGGTGACATACCTTGTAAAATGTTGTTTAAGTGGTAGTTAGACACCTCTTCCTCGATTTCACAGTATTGCAAACAACCTTGAAAGTCAACTGGACTATAATAGTAAAATCCAGTTTTGTATGGTTTGATATATAATATCTCTTCTCCACCGTTACCGAATCCGAATGATGGTATTTCAGTAGGTTTGTTGGCTCTTGAAATTGTTGTCCAATCATCTGAATAAAAAAAGACTTCAATTTCACCATCCTCATTGCATTTTCCCGACCGTAATGTTTCAACAGGAAAGTGATTGCACTCAACTATTCTGCTTTTATCGATTGAGTAAACAACTTGGATTGCACATTGACCCATTGCTTTCAAATCATAGCAAAGTCTTTCAGTTGTATCGTTGTCAAACAATAACATTGCTTGTGCATAGTCTTCTGGTTTAAGTGCTTTGTCACTTGCATCAAGACCCTTTCCGAATATCATTTGACTAATTCCGTTTACAATGGCATTATTTGTGGGCGAACCATTAATACGGTCTTGTAAGTAACCAAAATAGTTGTTGTCTTCACCGTATGAAACCCATTCTTGATTCTTTACTTCGACAATCTTTGGCGATGTATAGGTTGCAAGATTGATGACTCCTATGCCTCCAGTAGTATTCTTTTTCTTTGTTGTCATATTGTAATGTAATTGTTGTTATCAATTGATGGACTTGTATATTGTCCAGAATTGATTGAATAACTGCTTTGTGGTTGATTTGTGACAAAAACTCTGTCTTTGTATATAATAACATTGCTCACATTAAAATAAGCCTTTAAAACGTAGAAAGTGTTTTCTTTTAAGATACTGAAATTAACATTTGCAGTTATGCCGTCCAAATTATTTAATATTTGTATTTGACTACTTTCAGATTCGTATGTTCCAGAATCTTGACTTACTCTTATTTTAAAATCTGAAATCAATTGAGAAACAATATAATTTCTAATGTAAAAAATATCATTAACAGATTCTGTATATCTTGCGATTATGTTAATTATTTCTTTTGTAGTTTCATTTGTAAATTCCAATATTAAATCATTGCCATTCAAATCAACTTGAGTGATTGGAATAATTGGAATAATTTGGTTTGCAGATGTTGTCAGTATAATCATATTGATATAACGTCAACTTATTTTATTTTGTAAAAAAAAAGCACTCAACTAATTGAGCGCTTAATTCGACCGAGTTACCCCAATCCCATTTTATCAGTACATCCCTATACTGGTGTTATCTGTGTCGGTGTTGCTGAACCTCCAGCAATTCTTGCAGTAACTAACGAAGCGGTTACAAATTGAGACATCAAAGGCTCTTGTGCCATTATAGTCAAAGTGTAACCATTCAAGTCTCCTAATGCCACGCCAGAACTAATGCTTCCGGTTGTTGTTGTTCCTCTTGTCATACCTACTGAAAGGTAGTTTCCATTGTTATCTAACACAAATACGTGAGGACGTGTTGCAATTAATTTTTGCAATTCAACTTGTGTCAATGGGTCTAATTTAGTAAGCACCAAAGTAAGTGATTGCTCATAAAAAGTTGTTCCATTGTCATCGCTCGAATTGATTGTTTGCTCTAATCCAGAAGCACTCTTTACATCGTATTGATATAGATTATATGTAGCACTTGAAAATGCAGTCACATATCCAGTTACTCCTATTGTAGCAGTTCCCAAAGTTCCGTAATCTGCAAAGAATACTTTTTGTATTCCTCCGACTGCATCTTTACACGCTAATTTCCGACCCGTAGTCATTAAGCATCCCATATATTTATATTTTAAAGGTTAATAAAAAAAAGGGACTTTCGCCCCTTTTAAATTTAGGCGATACCGTATGTTACTGCATCAGAACCGATACCAACTTGAAGACCTCTTGTAAATCTGGCGATGAAACGTACATTTTTACTTCCGTCAATGTCTTGCATATCAATTGTTTGAACAAGATTTTGGTCATCTGCCAAACCAAATCCAACAAATATGTTAGATATTTGAGTTGCTACCATTGTATTGGCTGGTAAACCATTTGCAACGAAAACTGGAACGCCATCAAATGTCAATTCTTGACCGTTGTACCATTGTGTTCCTAATCCTTGACTTCCATTGTTTGAAGTAGCTGCAACGCTAAATCCACCAAGTGCTCTTACGTATGCTTTTGCAACGTTTTGAGAAACAAAGATTCTTAAATCTTCTGTTCCATAAAGTGCTGAAGGAATACCATCAACCACACGACCCATTTCAGCAATCACGTTTGCTGATGTAATTGTCAAAGGTGTACCGATTACAGTTGCACCATCAGTTTTCAATAATTTTCCAAGACCATCAGTTGCATTCCAAAGGAAAGTTTCAGTATCCAAAGCAATATCTTTCAATACTTTTGCGATAAAGAAATCAGAGAATGATGCTGGTAATGAATCAAACGCTGAATACCCCATTTGTACTGCCTCCCAATCGGATTGAAATGGAGTCTTGCAGACTTGTAAGTTCACTTGTTTTTCAGCCACTGTCAATACTTTATCAGATAAAGTAACAACACCAGTATCGGTGAAATCACAAGTTGCGTTGGTAACGAGAGCAGAAACAACCGCTTTCTTTAAAGTAGTTTTGTATTTTACGTTTGGAATTACTGTGACTCCATTGTTTGCGATTGTGTTCGCACTTAATACCGCCGCCGCGATATATTTACCAGCGAATTCACCAGCATAGTTTGTTGTAATTGTAGGTTGATTTGCCATTTTTTTTTATTTTTTAATTTTTAATTTTTAAATTGCTTTTACAAATATTGTAACCGATACTAAATAAGATGGAACTACATTTGTCAAATACGTTGTTGATGTTGTTGTTTGTGGTGTTAAATTTGACGTTAATTCGTTTATTACTGCATAAGCGGTAACTGTTGCAGTTGATAAAAAATCTGCCGCTAAAATTGCTGAAACTGCCGTATTTGTTCCAGTTACAATTGCAGTCATTGTAGTGACTGGATTTGATGTGGTTGCAGTTGTAGAAAATACCAAAGGAATTTGTACATCATAACGCCACATAAAATCTGCAACTGTTGTCACCATAGGAGGTGTATATCCAGATGGTAATCTGTCAGATGGTAATCCGTTTTGTGTACCGTTTAAAGTGATAGCCATTTTTTATCTTTTTTTTTAGTTACCAGATAGCATTGCCATAATACGAGCCTCTGTTGCTGATTTATTTGGTGCAACTTTTACCTCACTCATTTTTACTTTTTCTCTTGGTTTGTGAATTGTTGCTTTGGTTGCAGATACACTTGAAAGAGTTTCTTTCATTTCTGTTTGACCTCCAGTTAATTCATCAATTTTGGCTTGTAATTCATCAATTTTTGGTTGAACTGCCTCCATAACTTTGGCAATTACTTCTTCAATTGTTGGAGGTACTTCAGCCAATTCTTCAACTACTGTTTCAATTTCAGTTTCTTCAACTTTTTCAGTTGCTAATTCTTCCTCAACTATTTCAGTTTCTGGACTTGCCAATTCGCCAATAACTCCAATTTCGGTAACATATAATTTCGTGCCATCTGCCATAACATATTCACCAACTTCAAGAGGTTCTTTGTTATCGCCATCAATTGCAAAAATTGGCTCACCAACTGCAAATGAATCAGCCTCAACTACTGTTCCGTTTTCAAGAGTTTGTTGCTCAAGTTTAACCTTGTGTGAAAGCAACGCATTTATTCTTGATAGGATGTCTGTGTTTTTCATATTATTAATTTTTTTGAATTCATTATTATAACGGAATGTTATATTTATTTTGCATTTTCAATTATTCATAAATCAAATATTGATGTTTTTCTGGTATCTCATCTTCTGAAATTTCAAACAAAGTTGGATTATCAACTATTGATAAATGTTGTTCTAATGGCTCGTTTGCAATTACTATTGAATAAGTGTTTGTGTCTACTGAATTGATTTGTCTAATGTGTCTCATTATGATATTTGATAGGTTATATTAAGCATTGCTACTCTTGCCGCAACTGAAACACTTATATTCATTAAAAATTCATAACCTGTATTTGCTGAATTTCTTCTCAATAATGAATTTCTTGCACCAGTTACGGCAGTTGATGTTGTGCTTGCTAAAATCATTCCCGTTCCATAAGCAATAATATCTAACGCACCAGTCAAACCAGTTGGACTGTATGGAGTAGGAAAATCACTTGGCAATGGCAATATAACTTGTGTGTTTGCTGCTCCAGCGGTTGAATAAACCAATGCTATATTTATAGAAACCATATTTCCAACCTGCTGTCCACTATAAGTATTCCCTAAAAGCACTGTTGGGTTTGTTGTTCCAGTCCAAGTTGGTGTCGGTGTATAAGTTGCTAAATCCCATTTTCTAAAAGTAAATTCAGTAGTATTAGCGGCTGATGCAGTATTATTTGCAACCATACTAAAAGCAGACAATGACTTATCTTGTTTATTAATAAAAGTAGTAAAGTAAGCAGCTGTTAGATACCCATCAACTAAAGGTGTAGCTTCTGCCATACTAATTGCAGGTGTTGCCCCCCCACTAGACACTACAGGGGCTGTTCCTGTTACTGATGTTACCTTTGCATTTAGTTGTGTTTGAATAGCACCTGTA